CGGCGACCACCCTCGGCCTTGGTGACGGTGTGCTTACGGCGGCGGCCACCGAGCTTCAGCTTGCGCGTAATAGAACGGACGAAGTTTCCAATGATGTTGGACATTTGGTTTATTTACTTACGAGAATGCTTTTTTCCGCGGTGGCGACGTCCAGCCTTCTTCGTACGGTGACGACGGCCACCCTCAAGCGCCTTCTCAGTCTTGGCGCGGTGTTTACGCTGACCAGCCGTGGCGGAGGGCGTGAAGTCAGATGGCGGGTTGGATGGTGCGGGCTTAGACGCAAAAAGTCCAAACGGATCCCACCACTTCTTGTCGGACGCCTCGGGAGCAATGTAGGGAGAGGCGGGGGAGGTCATACGATCTGATTACTTGTAGTCTATATTTATTAATTTTAGACGCACAAGGTAATGGATACTCGGGCATTTGGACCGAGTGGGTGGCAGTTGCTCCACCTAATTGCACACCAACGACCAAAAGAAGCGGGACCATTTATGATGACTATGAAAGATATTCTCCCCTGCAAATTCTGCCGTGAAAGCACCTCTGTTTTTCTCCACGAAGATCCGCCAAAGCAGCCACTAACCAAATGGCTCTATGATTTCCATAACCGCGTGAACAAGAAACTTCGAGATCAGTGCAAGGACGATCCCCGCGTTATTTGTCCACCCGCCGATCCTACGTTTGAACGTGTTGCTACCCACTACGAAGAACTCTTACAGAAGACACCATCTGCTCCACCAGGAATGGATTTCCTCTTTTGCATTGCCTACAATTATACGAAAGAGAAGGAGGGTATTTACCGCCACTTCTTTGACTTACTTGCTGATGTCTATCCCTATGACGATCTTCGCGCGATCGTGAAAGGGCATACGTTCTCATTCACCTCCAAGAGGGCATTGATGAAGAGCGTGTATGCCCTGATGAAAAAAATGACGAAGGCTACACATTCCGAGGCGATTCTTCCATCGTTTGTGGGAGTGTATCAGCGATATGGATACTATGCGAGTTCTTGTAATCGGGGGAAGACCTGTCGCAACGGTAAGAAGAAGCGGGATCACCGCAAGACGCACAAGGTGACACATGCCCGTCTCCTGCGCTAGGTGTAATCAAAGTCGCCGACATTGTAATGGCTCTTGTACCCTTCATTGATAACCAGCTTCCCGATCTCAGTCCAGTTATTCTCTTCAAACATCATCTCCACATTATCCTTCTCCTGCCATTCNNTCTCCCGAATAAGATAACTCATCAAATCCCAGATATTATCCAGCGATGCTTCTTCGATAACCTTGCGAGTGTGATTCACNAGAATATAACGCCAACCCATTCTGTTCGTTGTATGCGAACAAAAAAGACTGGGACTATACGGATCCGTTTTTACANGNCTTACCACGTAATTACGATGCTGTGCATAAGAACTCCCGTATTACCATCTCCCACTGCCTCGGGCGTAACCTCAAAGTCGGGGAACGCCTTCTTCAGCATATCCACAACTTTCATCACAAACATTCCATCAGTGCAGTACTTTGGGTGCGTAACTTGGTAACGATACGAGTTATAGGGACCAAGTGCGGAATAATCTACAACGATACTGTAAATATGCCGAGCTACAGTCCGAGCAGCTTCTATCATCTCGACCAGCCTCTCAGTCCGTGCCATATCCTGGCTTGCATGACGCATGCGAATGATGTTCTCGCGAGTGAAAGTTACCATGTTAGTCATCTTGTTCTGGGTATGCTAACTAATCGTCTGGATTACACCCGATCCGTTTTTACACGTCTTCCTAAACCACGCCCGAGCTTTGGCGGTCTTTTTGGCTTTCTTGACCAGATCGGCATCGGTGGTATAATGTGTCTTGCCGCACGTCAGCATACTGGCGGCACGAGCGTATCCCCACTGCTGTTCCGTTGCCCCCGGACGATGACCTGTTCGCCATGCCGCCATTCCGCGGTTATACGATGCTTTCACAATTGGAAGGGGGACACCTGTTGCCTTCGAATACGCCTGGAGGCCGTGGGCGTCGGGGAAGGTCTTCTTCCATTCACGGACATACTTAGACGTCCGCGTTCGGACACCCTGATCAGTCTTGAAGGGACGATATGCCTTGGGGTCTTTCCACGACATCTTTCTGCGACGAGTGGCCGTGCTTTTACGCTGTTTATTCTGTTTTCGGGTTAGGCCACTGAAATAACGCGCGGGCCAGTACATTATTCATTGTTCACATCAATTTCTCTAGGGCATTCCTACACGCATTCTGTTCCGCCTGTTTCTTGGTGGTAGAACTTCCCGTCCCCAGAATCTCGCCATCGGGTTTGCATACGGCCATCGTGAACCCGTCGGCTCCGTCCGACACCATTTTGTAGATGGGAGTAAATGCCATCTTCTGCTGGCAGTATTTCTGCATCCGATCCTTGTAATTATCGTCCTCCCGCAGCATGAGTGGAATATCCAGATGCGTCTCAATCATGTTGATCACGAAATCATTCACCATCTGGAAATTCATCCCCGAATCAATCCAGAGAGCCGCAATAAAGGCTTCCAAGACATCGCCAAGCTTCTCAATGTTCTGACGGCCGTGAATGGGCAGCATTTCCTCCACGTGTTTGGACACCACAAAGAACTTGTCCAGTCCCAGCTTATCTCGCGCTAGAACACCCAGCGTCTTGTTGCGGACAATCAGTTTGCGCGTATTCGTCAGGAATCCAGGAGCTTCGGAAGGGTACCGTTCGCATAGGTAATTGGCTACGACTGCACCTAGAATTGAATCTCCGCGGAACTCTAATTGCTCATACGATTCGTCTTGAAGATCCATCACACCTGCGGGACACTTGCCGAGGATAGCAGGTTCACCGGTCAAAGTTGTGTATTCTGACCGACGCACATATGTAGAATGGATCATCGCCTTCTGGAAGATCGCAACATTCTTGATAGTATATCCTGGAATGCACAGGATGTGTCCTACATCCTCTGCAGTCAAGGGAACGTTCTTCGAGTTGTAAGGAAAGTATTCATTTGTAAACGTAGATGTGATCATGATCTCTTTATATATAAGGTCACCTAACCTTAAAATACGTTAGGGAGAATTCTTCTCTTTTCTACAATCATATCAACGCTGGCGAAACTTATCCTGTCCCTCCCAGCCATCCGCCGCCGCCTTGACCTCTGGACTTCGTGTCTACCATCCATTCGTCCNCACTATGCAGTCAAGTGTAACAATCTCGAGGAGGTACTCTTAGAATTGAGGAGGGGAGGGGCAGGATTTGACTGTGCGTCGGCGGATGAAGTTCATCGTGCTCTCAATATCGGCGCCTTGTCCGCCGATATGATTTATGCAAATCCGTGCAAATCGCGCGATGAAATGTTTAAAGTTCGTAACCATGCAATCCCGTACATGACGTACGACAGCAAACTAGAAGGAATCAAAATTAAAGAAGAACAACCTGGAACTAAACCTATTCTCCGTATTTTTGTTGACGATAAAGGCGGTGCTCGGATCCCGCTCAATAGCAAGTTCGGATTTCATCTCAATGATATCGCAGATCTGTGTGACCGGGAACCGAGATTTCATACCTACGGTCTAGCATTCCATGTCGGAAGCGATTGTACATCTCTGGCTGCGTATCAGTCAGCGATGGACACCGTCAAAGAGTTTATCAATGTATTCAAGCATTCTCCGTCAGCATTTACCCCAGAACTTCTAGATATTGGCGGAGGATTCTCGGGATCAACTGCAAATGACGATTTCTTCAAGAACGAACTGGCTCCGTATATCCGCGAAGAAGTGAAAATGCTTCCCTTCAAGAAAGTGATTGCCGAGCCAGGACGGTTCTTTGCCGAGGAAAGTTGTACTCTCCAGGTCCCAGTGATCGGCANGAAGAAACTACCGAATGGAAAGCGGTGTATCACAGTGAACGAGTCAGTGTATGGACTATTCTCGGGTGTACTGTTTGACGGATTCAAACCCGAGTTCAAGTGTATCACGCGAAAGCCATGGGCAAGCTGCGAACAGTTCACCATCTTTGGACGGACGTGTGATTCAGCGGACAAAATAGCAGAAGATGTGTGGTTGCCGAACGATATCAGCGATTCAGACATCTTAGAAATCAAAAACATTGGAGCGTATTCGTGGGTGACGGCTTCTAAGTTCAACGGGTTTCCTTTACCGCCCGTGGAAGTTCTTGCTTAGTCAAACATACTACGCGTTAGAGGAAGAAAGGCGATTCCAATCGTAACAATTCCAAGAATAATTGGAAGAACAATGAGACCAACTGGTAAAACTCCAACTGCAATAGGAATTGCGATCACAATACCTACTGCCGATGTACACACAGCAAGGATGAGTTTTTTCTTATCGGACAACTTCCACATTTAAACGAGTGCCTTGCGGGTCATGCGACGGGGAAGCCCACGACGACGACCGCCCTTCTTACCCTTCTTAGTAAAATAGTGGGCAAGTCCGAGGGCAGTTCCCGCAACCAGAGCATCATCAACAACGCCCGCACCACCACGGTGCTTACGAGTATGACGACCGCCCAGACGCTTCTTCTGCCCCCAACGCTTGGCTGCATAGGATGTTCCAACGGCAAAGAGGGCATCGTCAACAACACCTACACCTCCGATCTTCTTAGAATGCTTGCGATGACGACGTCCGCCAGTGCAACCGCACCCGCCCTTTGATGTTGCTGTGAGTGACTGATAATCTGGTGTAGACGGCATTTATATGTTAGGGCGAATTTTTTGAAGAACGTAAGGATGATTCAGGATTTCATCTTCTTCAAGAGTTGATATGTCCCTATATTTTGGTTGTACCCAACGCGCGAGTGCGAGCCATACAAGTTCTTCTAGGAACCGTTCACGATCTACACGATCGCCAATATGAATGGCCGAACGATCCCAATAATTCCACGATGTCTCAACAATTGGACGAAACATATCTCGGAGGATCTCTGGATATGTGTCTGTCTGTTCACACACGATAATGTCGCAGAAGGGACATATGTTACGAAAATACTGGCACCCTCGCGGAATATGGTAAGTATGCGCAGTCAAAAATTCACTGACTATCTTTTTCGTACGGGAGTTGTCCATACGGTAACAGGGAGGAAAAGGAAAACACTGAGTTACAGAACTCGGCGAAATGAAGGGTTCTATATGTTCTGTAATCTTTACGCAGTAAGCCCTTTTTATCTAGCACTTCTTCTAGACGAAGAAAAACGTCCCGGAGTTCATCTTGGTGCGTCTGTCCATCAGGCGTGACGGCTTGCACCCACTTCTGAACGGGCGTCGTCATTATCGTCTAGAGACACGATACGCTTAAACGCAAACTCCCTTGAAACCATATCCTTCTTCTTACGGTTCACGATATACGTGTGGCATCCCGCAGATGTATAGGGTTCGGGTGTCCGGAAGTAATCATCAAGCATCGTCTGGAGATCGCGAGCGCCAAGCGACCACGGCTTGTTCCATGTATCCGGACGCTGGACCTTAATGAACGACCCGTCATCCTGGATCTCCAGCTTGTTCACGCCCTGAAACGCCGTACGCTTCAGAATATCACTCATCTCATTCTCTACGAACTTCTTGTCTTCGCGCAGCTTGCTTATGCGTGTATTGACCGTCTTCAGCTCATCATCCAGAGTCCGAAACTTACGCACGCACTTTACGAGGTCACGCTGATCAAGGGTCGCCATTGTATGCCCTTCCATATCTACCCAAAAAAGACATCCGTTTTGGATAATGGACCCTCGTGAAGTTGAAGCATTGCGGGTCGCCTACAACAAAGAGCATCCTCACGAAACTCCCGTGAAGAAGGGAGACGGTGCGTGGTCAGATATGACTCGTCGTATGAAAGATTCGTGCAAGACTGGGACCCCCGAATGCATCGTTCATTCTCTCGTTCAGAAACCTGATGCTCCAATGTCCTGGAATGCCGACCCAATGCAGTGGTTATCTTCCGACGACATTGATGATAGCCAGAAATATTACCAGAAACTGATCCCCGATTACTACTACACCGGTTCTGTCCCTATTGATTTTGATCTTCACTCGGAAACGGGATCATGTCTCGTCTCGTCACTGTGCAGTATGAAGTTGCCCGAACTGTACAAAAAAGGGTACCGCCGCGTAGGAATCGTGTTCAATACAGATCCTCATAACGCACCGGGAGAACACTGGATCGCAGCGTTCCTTGATATGCGCCCCGAACTTGAGAACGCTAAGATGACGTACTTTGATTCCTATGCGCAGAAACCTGAGAAAGAGGTACAGCGTCTTATGGAGCGGTGGAAGTCGCAGGTGGATGAGATGGGAGTGTTTAAGAAGCCGATGGTTCTTGCGTACAACGCGACACGTCACCAGTACAAAGATGCTCAGTGTGGAATGTACTGCATCTACTTCCTCCACTGCTGTCTCTTTGATATTCCAATGGACAAACAGGTTCCCGATGATGTTGTGATGCTGATGCGGCCGCTGTTCTTTAATTATAAACAACATCGTGCTAAGAAATAATAAGAAGGATGGAGTCACATACAGTTTTATGGTATGTCGTTCTAGCAGCAATTGCCTGCCTTGGTGTTGCGGTCACAACTCTTGCCTATGTGAACATGGTCAACTTCCCCCCATCTGATGCAACACTCACAAAGGATCTCGCAGTGTATTCAGAGATTGTGAAATCGGCCCCGCTTGGATGTCCGTCAGACAACGTTCTGTGTGACTACTACATGGCTTCATCTGGATATACAGTGATTCCTTCAACTACGGTATACACCTACATTACTACGGATGCAATCACGGAAGTGATCAAGGGTGGAGCACGACTGATTGAACTGGACGTATACTCTGTTGGCGGTGAACCCGCGGTTGGTCTAGCCGATTCCAAGACTGATACTATGTTCACCTACAACACGCTCAAATTTGAGGACTGCTGTACCACTCTGGCGAACACGATGTTTACTCCGGGAATCACTCCGGGTCACGGAAATCCCTTTGTCCTTTCCCTGAACTTTCATTCCGAAGACAATAAGTTTATTACACAGTGTGCTGAAATCATGAAAATGACCCTTCGCAAGTTCATGTTGCATAATGAATACTCGTACCAGCGCAAGAATCTAGCCGTTGAACCGATCTGTAATCTGATGGGTAAATTGGTGATTGTGAGCGGAGGCAATACCAAGGGCAATGGAATGGACGAGTTAGTCAATATGTCGTGGGCATCCTCAAATCTGCGCCGCATGACGTACACCGAAGCATCGCAGACATTTGATCATGAAGAGTTGACCGAATACAACAAGCGTAATATTACGCTTGTGGTTCCCGATATGAGGTCGTCAGACGTAAAGAACAAGAATCCTGAGATTTGTTTTGCGTACGGATGCCAGTGGGTCGCGATGAATTACGGATCTTTGGATAATTCTATGGAATTGTACACGGGACAGTTCCTGGACAATTCATTTGCAGTCAAGCCCGACCCGCTGCGTTACCACCCCGTCACTTACAAGAAGCCCGAACCACAGAGTGCAGGCGTCTCGTTCCAGCCGAAGCAGATTACATCTCCCATGTATGATTTCACAATAAAGTCTAACCAGTGAATAAATAGTCATGGAAGGTGGACGCTCAGCATGGTTAAAAGCAGTCATGGCCGCAAAGAAGCCAGGCATGTCGCTCGGTGATGCGATGAAGGCGGCGAAGAAGACGTACAAGAAGTCCAAGACGGGCGGTACGCTGATGGAGAAGGCTGGCCCGATGGGTGGTCGTCGCCACAAGAAGACCGCGAAGGTCGGTGGAACCGCGTATGGTTTCACAGGTGGCCCGTACACTGATTCCCAGCTGGCGGACGGTGCGGGTCGTTTCCCCGCTCTCCCGGACGCCACATGGAAGGGTCCGTCTGAGCTGCTCGGTGGTCGTCGTCGCCGTCACTCCAAGAAGGCGGGTCGTCGTTCCCGCAAGGTCGGTGGCGATGGTTCCCAGCTCGCCCCGGTAGGCGAGAAGCCCGCAGATCTACCCCTCGCCCATCCCTCAGTTGCCCCTGCGTCCCACCAGTCGTCGGGCGCGGTAGGACCGGCCGATGAGGGCGCTAAGAGCGGACCCGCGAGCGTAGGTGGACGCCGTCGTCGCCACACCAAGAAGGCGGGCAAGCGCCGCCATTAAAGTGTGGAATAGATATTCCGCACATCGCTCTCAATAGGAAACCTCGGAAAATGAGTGTACGTCCCACCGATAAAGCAGGATAGAAATCCCCATTCGTGGGAAAAAGAAGGAACATAGACCTTATCAAAGACAGGGTCTACTTTGAAACACTCCTTCATAGTTCGTTTACAGTTTGCGATGAATGCCCAACACGGGTGATCATTACAAAGTGAAACAGGTCCTACATGCGCAGTAACAATCGCATGGGGTTCAAGAATACGGGGAAGAGCGGCAAGAATATCAATGTACAAGTTTTCCATATCCTCTCCGTCGGGGTCGGGAAGATCAAGAATGACGCCGTCATAGGTGTGGTTGGTAGATGATACAAACGCAAGTGCATCGCCAAAAATAAGTTTTGTTCGCGGATCAACGAGAGAGTTTATGTTCTCAGGAAGATTTGTCTTTGCGAACTGTACGAATTCCTGATCCCAGTCGACTATTGTAATGCTGGAAGTGATCGGGGATTTGTATAGGTTTCGGGCTGCGAGACCGTCCCCTCCCCCCAGAATCAGAATTCGGCGAGACTGCTGAAACATAGGAGTCGTGAGCAGATAGTGATACCGATGTTCGTCCAGGGTAGAGTACTGTATCTCCCCGTCCATGATCAGCATCGTGCCGTGGTTTAGGGTTCTTACATATTGGACATGGCTCTTGGAGGTCTGAAAGTCGTGAAGCACAGCAGACACATCGTACGTCACTGTCTGTCCGTACTGGCTCTTTTCCGACATATAGGATATCGCAACTCTTCCAGACGTTACTACTAGTTTTTATTGACTGATCGGGCTGCGAGTAAGTGCCTTCCATGATACCGGGAAATGGGGTTCTAGAAGTTCAACAATTGCACGGGCGTATGCCTGGATTTCCCGCTGTGCTCCTGGATCCGTTCTGAGGAGAACGAGACGCGAATAAGCAGCCAACGATCCAGTTTCTACAAATTCCGTATACATTCCCTGTGGAAGAACACACCGAGCAATCTCAGGGGCTACATTATGTTCAAGAAGATGTTCGTAAAAACTTACCATTCCATCACAGTGATCCTTGATTTCGGACGATAGAAGAATAGAGTTCTCCACGGGTTTTTCCTGACTACCCTGCTTCAACTTGGGATCGCGCGCACGAAGATCTTCCGGAGACGGAGTCCACATTTCGGGCTTGAAATCTACGTAGCGACGGGACACTTCGTTGCGAGCAAACCCGATCTGATGACGGTACCATTCGCGAGCCACAAAGATCGGCATCTTGATACGCAGACGAATCTGGGGATGGAAAAAGGGGCTGTTGTGATTATGGTTCGCGAGATAGTTCACTAATTTTTCATCGCTTGCGGAGAATTCAGTTGACTCCTTTGCAAACGATACACGGGCAGCATTCACAACGGTGAGATCGCTACCAAAAACTTCTAGGACCTGGATGCTTCCAATCCCATCAGAAGCTGTCCAGGACATTCTATTTGTATGTATAGTTATTTTACGTGTAATCTATTTTACCACATACTGATATCGTCAACTCTGCACTCGCCTTCGGGTTCAGCATTCGCCTTATCTACGCGCGTCTTAATCTGCTCACGGTAATCCACGAACGCCTCTTCCTCGTTACCTTCGGGTAGACGCGTCTCGTCCAGCAAGATGTCCACGAAACCCGTACCGCACGGAGGCTTCTGTCCAAACATGATATTGGCCGATACACCCTTCATCGGATCAAACTCGGCAGCTACGGCTGCGTTGAACAGGATCTTGGACGTCTCCTCAAACGACGACTTGGCGAGAACGCCGTTATCGTGCTTGCCCATACCGAAGCGGTTGACGCTCAGTAGCCGGCCCTGATACGTCATTGAGTCTAGCAGGACACTGATGTGATGGTAGTTCACATACGCCTCCTCAAACTGCTCGGCAAACTCGTTACAGGTTGCCTGACGAGCGGCCTCAATGCCGAACACATCCAGGACCTCGTAGATATGGTTGCTGAACGACCGCGTGGTATCCACACTCTCGTGGGCCAGCAGCTCAAACAGATTGGCGCCCTCTACATCCAGAACATGCTGCTTCTTGGAGATGTAGCCGTTCACGGTAGTATCCCAGACCATTTCCTTGTTGACCTCGCGGACGAAGACACGCCCAACACCTTCAACTCCCGAGATCACGACATCTAGAACCCGCTCTTCTAGGAATCGGAGCGTCAAGAGATTCTTGACGGCGTCTTCGGGGAATACGATACGCATCACTAACTTCTCGGAGTTGGAGTCCGAGTACACACATTGGAGAATATGGAGACCGGCAGCACCCAGCTTATCCTGAACCAGAACCATATCCTGGATATTACGAGCAGCTAGTTCGGTGTCGTCAAACTCTAGACGCATCACCCACTTGGAGGCACATTCGGACTTGCCGGTAGAGAACCGCTGGTACGTCTGCAGGATCTCACGATCATCCACTACGACTGACTCCGTCGTCAGCGGGAAGGGATCATAGTACATCCGCACNGACTTCGTGATGTCGCGAACAGTTGTCTGCTGAATCTCGCGCTTCATCATAATCGCCTGCTCATAACTGTCCGCCGTTGGGTCGGACTTCAAGTACACGAAGTTCAGGGGCTTTTTGGGATTGCGGGGAATATCCAGGAGTTCCTGAATACGAGGCAGACCCTGTGTCGCACCTGCCTTCACGGTACCAGCAGAGTGGAAGGTATTCAGCGTCAGCTGCGTCGTCGGCTCGCCAATTGACTGAGCAGCTAGGGCACCCACCATCTCGCCCGGATGAACCTGGCTCTTGATGTAGCGGAAGCGAATCTCGCGAATCATCTCATCAAAGATCGCCTTGGTGAACCGATGGTCAAGAATACACTTGCGAGGAGCAAGGTAGTACCGCAGGAGACAGTGGAACACTCGGTTAGGAGCAATCCACGGCTGCTTCATCAACTTTGTGAGTTCGTCAATTATATACTGCGGCGTCAGATCGGTCTTTGTTGAGTAGGGATTACTGTACTTCTCAATCATACGCTTGAGATGGACCGGGGAGAGGACCTCAGTCTTCTTGGTCATCAGGAAGACGTGGTTGACCATCATATCGCGATCGGCAATGATCTCCTCCACCAGATCAGGAGCCTCAGTAATCGTTTCCGTCATGAACGGGGCAAGCTCCTCAACCGAGAGAGCGTACGTCTTGTAAATCTCCTCCAACGTCATCAGTGCGAGGTTGATTGGCTGAGACTCTACGCACGTGGAATCAATACCGTCCTCGCCATACCGGTACTGAATGATGGTCCCAGCGTTGTTGCGCACCGTTCCATCATGCTCAACGCGCATATCCTCCATCGTCTTCATCATACGGCGCTGGATATAGCCCGTGTCGGACGTCTTCACGGCCGTATCAATGAGACCCTCACGCCCACCCATCGCGTGGAAGAAGTACTCGGCAGGACGCAGACCTTGGACGAACGAAGATTCAACGAATCCGCGCGCTTCGGCACCGTCATCAAACTTCGTGAAGTGCGGGAGCGAGCGATCTTGCAGAGTGAACTGGACACGCTTGCCGTCAATGATCTGCTGGCCCAATAGGGCAATCATCTGAGTAATGTTGAGGTCGGATCCCTTAGCACCCGACTCAACCATCTGTACGAGACGGTTGTCGCGAGGTAGGGTCTCCATCACGCGCTTCGTGATCTTTGACGATACATCTTTCAGAGCGCCCTGAATCTGGTTCTCCAGCTCCTCGCCGTCTGAGCGACCGCTGTTATTGAAGAACTTGCCTGCATGAACGTCCGTGAGAATCTCCTGCACACGTTTACGACCCTCCGCCAGCGTCGCAGCCACGAAATCCATCGTCTCCTTATTGGACTCCAGATCCGACGAACCCGTAGAGAAGCCCGTGTGGAGATTGAACTTGGTCACCACTGACTGGACCTCGTTAATGAACTGGCCGCACCGCTCGTGGCCGAAATCGTTGAACAGAACATGCAGCACGCCCTCGGACGGAGTGTTGAATGCGCCCTTCTTCAAGAGACCCTTGATAAGGATACCATCCTTGATCGTGACCCGCTCGTTGAAGTCCATCAGCGGGAAGGTTGCCGAGATCACGTCCATACCGGTATGCGGCTCACCCGTCTTCTTGAATGCAGATAGAGGACGCTTCAACTTCGCCATAATGTTCATCACTGCATGCTCGGGGATCTTGACTCGTGGATCTGAGATGCGGAAGGCGCCAGTCAGTGTATCCTGCACCATCTGAATGATAGGAGCATTGGTGCGGGGACTCACGATGAGACGCAGAACAGAAGCCAATTGAAGTAGCTCGGTCTCAGCAGCCACGGACTGGGGAAGGTGAAGGTTCATCTCGTCGCCGTCAAAGTCAGCATTGTACGGCTTGGTGGCGGAGACGTTCAGGCGGAAGGTGGAACCGGGCAGTACCTTGACGCGATGGCACTCCATAGACCCCTTGTGCAACGATGGCTGTCGGTTGAACAGTACATAGTCGCCATCCACCATATGACGATGCACGATATCGCCCTCGTGCAGATCAATCAGATCGGTGTTCACGTACTTCAAGGAAATCGGCCGGCCTGCCTCTTTCAGGAACACCGTCTTGGCTCCGGGGTACTTCACACCATTCTTGACGGCCGCCATCAGCCGATCGCGGTTGTACGGCGTCACAATCTCGGGCTTGGTCAGATTACTCGCAATCTCCTCGGGGACACCCAGCTCATCCACATCAATGTTCGCATCGGGCGTAATGACGGAGCGAGCAGAGAAGTCTACACGCTTACCCATCAAATTACCACGCACACGACCTGTCTTAGCGCCTAGACGAGACTTCAAGGTCTTGAGCGGGCGGCCAGAACGCTGGGCGGCAGGAGCCATACCCTTGATATCGTTATCCACGTAGGTCGCAACATCAAACTCCAGTAGCTGCGTCCGCTTCTCAATGATATCGCGGCTCTGACCACGATCAATCTGATCGCGAAGGATCTGGTTACTGCGAACAATATCAATGAGCTTGTGCGACAGATCGTCGTCCATGCGCTGATTGTCCTCCATCATCACTGGCGGGCGGACCGTGAGCGGAGGAACGGCGAGAACCGTGCATACCATCCAGGCAGGATGCGAGTACTTCACATCAAACCCGAGAATCTTCACTGTGGTGTCCGTGAAATGCTGGAAGCAGCGGAGAACCATCTCGGGCTGGAGGGGAACTGTATCATCAGACCCCAGCATCTTGCCTTGGAGACTGCATACCGTTCCCTGGATCTTCTCCACCTTCTTGAGAACCTGGGTTCCGCAGGTTGCACACACGCCCGGGCGGTTCTTGAATGCCTTGGAGATGTAATCAACTGAGCGACTACGAATGTCGGACAGACGATCCATACCTTTCAGCTCGGAGTTCAAGAACACTTCCTCATTGAATGAATCGTGACCAGCAATGTAGAGTGTAGAACAGTTGATACAGACACAGTTCAGAACCTTGACGGTGAAGTCAAGAAACTGGTAGAGGTACACCGGACGGGCGAGCGTAATGTGTCCGAAATGGCCCTGGCATTGTAGGTTCGTGTGTTTGCAGGTAGGGCAGACCTTCCCGCTCTCAATCACACCTAACCGAGCATCAAAGACTCCGCCAGGAACAGGGTTGTTTCCTTGATGAGTCTTGTCGGTAGTGATCTCCGCCACCGAACGGCGGAGGATTTCCTCGGGGGAGGTAATACCGAACTGGATACCCACGATCGACATTGTATTCTTATTAGAGTATCTCGTAATATCTTTTAGCGATCCGTTCTGAGCGAATATTTCCAAGCTGAGTATAACGACGATTATGATTATTTTCAAAACCGTTCTCACGGATAAACAGATTGAGGACTATAAACGTCCCGAAGGCACAAAGAATCCTGAGTGTGGAGGAGGAGTCAATTGTGCATTCTGTACACTCAAAATGCTTGGAGTGTATACTCCCGAACTTGAAGAAACATCAAAGACATGCGGACCCAGATTCAAGGCTGGAAATATTGTGAAATCCGAGGAGTATATTGTAGCAATCAAGCAGGTGATTGCCGATATGACGGAAGAACAGCACGAGTTTGTGTTTGTACAGGAAATCGGGCAGCCAAGTGTATCACTTGCGAAAATTGCCGAAAATCTTGAACCATTGGAAGCCTGTTACTTCATATACGGACGGTCAAAGGAAGGAGCACATGCGGTGGTTCTTCGTAAGGATGCGGGAGGAGAGATTGAACTCATTGATCCTCAGCGTGGTTCTGACGATATTGGAAAGGAGCGTGGGTTTACTGCTGAACGGGCGGCTGAGCTAGACGTTGAACTGACGCCACAATACTATCGTGTGCGGGGAATACCTGCGATTGAAGAAGTGATGATTGAACAGTCGGTCCTGTTCAAATACTGGACTACAAAAGATGAGTTAATGGCGGATCTTCCTCATTTCGTCGTTGCTTGTCTTATGGTAGATTCAGTCGTAGGACTCAAGATGCTGGTAGATGATCGCGATACGTCTAAATTAATGATGGATGTGGAGGAAACAACTGTTCCGAATCCNCAGATGGAGGTTGAGGCGGAGATGGAGGGTGGGTCGCGAAAAGGACCGGCGGCTGCACGTTGGGACGAGTATAAGGAAACTCTAAAGATTGAGAAAAATACAAAGTTGACTGCCGATATTCTCCGGAAGGGTCTTTCTATGACTGCTTCATCCCCCGAGGGTACAGCGGAATATACATGGCCTACTGAAAAAGACATAGCATCAGACGATATGATGCGCGTTTACTATGTTATAGCCAAAGCTCTCTCGCCTAAAAATTCGGACAAGAATGGAGATATACTGACTCGTCTATTTGAGATGACCTATTCCGAAGAAGAGGAGGACGAGTATATACAGGATGAAAGTGTTGGTTATCTTGAGGAGACTGGACCTTTCTCGGGAGGAGCTAGAAAGCGTAGTGGATCTGAACCTGAGTCTGCACCTCAGACAAGAGACTTCTTAGTGAAAAGTTCATTCGTATTCAATGAGGCGAATAAGGTTCAAAAAATAAATCGTGGAGTATTTGAAGACACAGACACGACCACACAGTGCTCTGATGTTACAACGTTGACGCGACGGCCTGCACACAGCAAAAACAACTGTTGGTTATGTATGTCTCCCACGAACGTGTTTGGAGGTACTGGAAAGCGTCAGTGGCCGAATATTAAGATAGGCCGTCGTTATTTTAATCGTGCAGAATGTGAGCACCTTATTCCAGCCGAAACTATGGCGTACATGGGTGTTTTATATAGTAAAAAGAGGACTGATTACTCCCATCCAGAACTTATGCGAGAGTTATACGACAATAGTTGTAATCCATGCAACAACGAAAAAGATAAACATTTCTATCTAAAAACAACTACAATTGACGGACCTTATACCCCAAATGTACTTGTTATCCTGACGGATGTAATAAAATTTTTTACATTCGTTGGTGTAGGCAACCCAGGATTATCATGGGATGGAGGTCTGAAGAAAGAGGATCTTCCCGCAGATATCCAGAAGTACGGAAGTGTTGTGGAAGTAGGAAGTAAAACTCCTCCAGCATATTACCCAAATGTTATCCGCGCAACATTTGATCCGCTATTCCCATCAGGCGGGGGAGGAGGCAATCTCGGATGGTATGCCGCACATTCTACCGAGATAAAAGGTATGAATGTTACCGATATACCTGCAAAATTTTCTGGAGATGCAAATTATTCACCTGCAATTGCGAGTCTCACAGAACTTCTTAAATCCGAGCCATCTTTAGGGTATAAGGAAGAAGAACCCCCTGAAATTATGTTAGAGAATTTAGTCAGAGGATCTGTCGTCGTAGGCCAATATACGTCTCCCACAGATGAAGAGTATTCGCAAGTTGATACACTCAATATACGGAAAGTGAATCAAAGAATCGCTATCCACTGGGTTCTTTACCGATTCTGCGAGATATATCGGCGTATGCAGACCATCTGTGATATGTTGAATAAAGATGATGTACTGCGGAAAGCGTATAGTCATATCCCATCCGCTATAGAAACGGAGGGACAGTATGAAGATGACGATGAAGCAGCTGCACCGCCATCAGCAAAACGAGCACGAAATGGAGGACACCTCGACATCTCCGTTCATCGGGGAGGTCGGCGTGTGATTGATGTAGATCTCTAAGCCTAAGCAGGGATCCGAGCAGCATACGCAAGTTTGAACAGTTCGGGGGCAATCTGGATATCGTCAACTTCCAACGTCATCTCCAAGAAGTCAATGAGGGCACCATACTCCTTTCCCTCCTGAGCCAGAAACACCTTGAGTTCCTTGATCTTATGTGCGTCTAACCAATTCAGGAGAAGACGGACCATGCGATCATAGACTAATTTGTCGGCGTACGTTAACGGACGGTTCTGACGCGTGTACACTTCCAACTCCTGGAGGGGTGTTGGGTTTGGGTTGGGAGCTCGCATCTCCTGTATTTGTATCTGTTAGCAGAGGAACCTTTAAAGGGTGCTGTGTCTGTTCTACATAGATAGATGTGTGTTCCAACTGTCCACAAATATCTGGGACATCAAAGTTAGGGATTGTTCCGAATTTCTCATTACACAGTATCCGAATATCTTTGGGAATCATATAATTCGTAGCCGAAACGACATTGATGTCTTGCTTAATGTATTTCAGGAAGGTAGAACAGTCCTTGCGTCCGCTCGGAGGAACGGCGAGTTGTTCCTCTAATTTTCTGGTAATATTGCTCCATTGTATGCTTGCCTGTCGGAAATTATTAGCCATCGTGATCCAATCAAATTTGTTTTCCAGCATACTCACGATACTAATACCAATGGAAATACATCCAAGAATTGTGGACGGTGGAACAGCGGTATTGATTATCTGGACCGATCCTACAATCAAATTGGCGACTCCACTGAGAGCAATTGCGACATTCACAGCGATTGACATACTGGTGGAACGTACGGAATAACGAGAGTATGCTTCGGTATTCATCCACTCAAACGATTTGGATTGGTCGCACCAGTTGGCTAACATATGATCAATTGAATGATCCCATTGCAAGCCTGCTGCGGTATCTGGACTTTCTTCTTTTGATTCAGACATTGTCTCTTATTGAGGTTTTACCGCGTTGGAGTCTTCGGGGGTCTGTGCATTGTGGGGAGTAGGGAAGTAGGGAACATAGGACTTCCAGACCGTGAACGCGAACACGACAAAGCCAATCACAGCCAGAAGAATACTTGTCCACGAGAGTCCGAACATTTATCTGTATACCCTAAAAGGATTTAGGCGATTCATACTCATTGAGTATGTGAGTAATGCGGGGATAGCAAAGCCTGGTTTAATGCGCGAGTCTTAAGATCTCGTGGAGTAATCCTCGTGGGTTCAAATCCCACTTCCCGCACATCACAACAACACCTATAGTTTAATGGTAAAATTCTCCGCTTCCAACGGAGTGACCCGGGTTCGATTCCCGGTGGGTGTATCTGGTTTGTTTTTTTGAAATCTGGATAGGTTCCAAAAAAACGAATAACCTCCCCTCGCAAGATAAGGAGGGCACTAAGATGCCGCACATGTACGTTCTCGAGCTGACCGAGAAAAACTACTTTATCGGCCGATGCGAGGACTCGGAAGACCTGAATGAGAAACTGGACAATCATTTTCTGCAGAAAGAAGAGATGCTGGACCGGTTCAAGAAGCCAATCACTCTTCCTGTGGTCAAAGTGGATAAGATCATACGCGATATCAGTCCGAAAGGCGAAACTGACTGTATTCTCGCGTATATCGAGATATACGGAATGCTCAAGGTTAACACAAATCTGTACTGTTACCGATGTGGACACGTCGGACATTATAAGCGGAACTGTCTGTCCCGATGGCACAAGAACGACTATGAACTGGAGGATTAAATAGTTGGTTTAGATAATAGAATGTCGTTTTTTGGTAAGATTGCCGAACAGGCGAAAGTAGCAGCTATGGCTCAGATTCCTGCGGCGATTGCGGCCAGCAAGGGTCCGATTATTGATGCGATTAAGTCGTATATTCAGAAGAACCCCTCACAGGCAGATGTGATCAAGCGAAACCTCGCGGAGATTTCGGCTGGAGTTCAGACAGCAGGATCGCGAAAGCGTCGCACCTTAAAGATGAAGGCGGGTCGGCGTCTAAGGAAGACACGAGGACGTGGAGGTATGAAGATTCCCGAGAAGTATACGCCGTATGTGAATAGTCTTGAGGAAGAGGAGAAGAAGAAGGCTTAAAAATGGATTCCCTTTTTTTTATTCTGGGGATAGAATATACCCACCCCCCAGAATGTCCGTCCCCCACTTTATCAATCACATCCTCCGCCGCCCCGAGACCCTGCTCCAGCAGATCGCAGAGAATCCTGGAGATATGGCCGATTCCGCCCTGATGATGATCACGTCTAGCGCTACCAATGACTATCTTGAGAAGATCGGTGCTGAAGCTGTAGGGGCCCGCCATCTCCCCGCCAAGCTCGGTGCTGACGGCGTAATGCCCGACGGAACCGAGGTGGAAATCAAACCTAGGAAGTCTAAGACCCCCAATGTTACTTCGTGTGGTGTTGTGAATGACGATACACCTATGAAGCTCAAGAAAACCGTGGAGTCCAATCCCCTACTCGTTGTGATTAACGCCACGCCCGAGTCTCGGATCAATTGGGCGGTAGTAACTCGGTTCAAGTATTGGAACAACGCCCGCTACGCCAAGATCGTGAAAAATCTCGGGATCACTGCATCTGACGGGTGGAAGTGGTCCCTTGCCGAGCTACCGTATGAAGCTACCGACGTATCCGCCTGTCTAGATGAACTTGTCACCCGCCATCGGTCTCATCACTATGTCCGCAGCTCAGATCTCCATCTCTCTATTCTCCTCAAGATCCCGCATGAGGAGCGTGAAATCTGGGTACATCCCGATGTTGCTCGTGAATCGCTTCCCAAAGTTCTTCAGCAACTGCTTTGAAAGCAGAACGTATCCTCTTCTGATCCTCTTGTTTCCTCCCCGTCTGAAATCCGTCCTCCACCCATCCTGCCCGACCCTCGCATCGTCACTGTCTTGACTAGACTCCATCCTGCGTCGGCATGCACCTTTTTTACCACATCCGCCAGAGGATAAGCTTTATCCGACTTGAAATTTTTCACACTCCAACAACTTGTTCCCCCGGCTCTCAGTTTCGCAAGGCAACTAAGAATCACTGGTATTAGCCAAGTCTCTACCCACTCGTCCCATGTGGGGCGGTTGGTAGTTGACTGATCGCCCGCAGTATACAGTTCCAAATTGAAGTACGGCGGACTTGTTAGAACCAAATCAAAGTCACCTGCAAGATTGAGAAGACCTGTTTCAGCAGGAACTTCTACGATGGTTGCGGTCTTCCCGATATCTCCGAGGATTCCGCGCAGACCTCGGGCAGTATTTGGATCAGGTTCGCATCCGGTATACTCTGCACCACCCGCCAGAGTTCCTAACATCCGCCCACCCCAGCCAATACACGGATCCAGAACTTTCCGGGCGCCGAAGAATTCCACAATAGCTTTGGATGTTGCCGCACGATATTTCGTTACATTTCCTAGACCGCCAGTCATAACCAACATCCGTCGGATCTCACTCTTATACGGCGTAGAATGCATCTGGATATTTGTTATGAATGCTTTTTCCACTTGTGGAGTAGTTACAAGGTCTCTCACCGATACGCCTTTCCAATTACGGACATCGTAGAAGTGGGGCATCCAGTGATCCAGCAATTTATGTCCAGGTCGTGAACGAGTATCAATCGGCAGGATGTCGCCGTCTTTAAGAACTTCTTTTTTACATAAGGATACCCAGTCCTTTGTGCGTTGATCTAGTGTATACTCATCGTGAAGAATAAGGTTAGGATTAGCCACGATCTCGGCAATAAATGGTTTAAGTTTACATCTGAGGTCTGGTTCCTTTTCGGGGACAAGTTCAGTCTTGGGAATAGTTTGTACGCTCTCGTGATAGACTGTGTTGTTCAGAAGTTTGCGGGTTGCGAAACGAACACCCAATATACTTGTCATATGTGAACTATAATTACCTACCTCCAAAAATGTCCGTTTTTACATAATGGGATCGCGTTTAAGTAATACGTCATGGTGTTGGAGTCCTCGGAAGCGGGCCCCTGAACACGTTCCACGCGAACGAAGGAAGAGCTTTGACGAGATTGTGGAAGATGAGTATGAACTAAAGATGGCGAAGGAATGGATGGCGGACAATAAGTGGCGATACTCAGAAGGTCATGATCCTGATATTGGGAGTATCGGGGAGCTGTGATACTAATACTAAGAACTCACTCATAGACGAATCCGCCATCGCAGTGGCAGCACAGTAGAGTTTCGTGAAGCATCACATACCCTTTTCCACTGCAGTAGTCGCATGCTTTTTGTTTAGCGGGATCAAAGTTGTTATACAGGCACCGATAACACGGCTCTTCTGTCTGCGTCTTCGGGTAGACCCATCCCTCACCCTTGCAATTCTTACACTTCTTCTTCTGGGGAGTGGGAGGCATTTGTAT